CATAATACGTTCTAACTGCTTCAACCAAATAGTAAATTCTTAAATTACCGTTTCCATCATCATCAAAAAAATACTCTGTTGTTCCACCCAAATAAAATCCTGTTGATGCAATGACACCACCAGCATCTGAGTTGTGGCCTGCGTGTGGATTAAATATTGCATTTCCAAAATTAAGATTGTATGATGTATTAAGAGTAATTACTGGAGTAATAAACTGAGCCATGGTGACCGTAACTGTATTATTTAAAATAGAAGTATCTGTGTTATCTATGAGACCAGTGAGTTTTGAGTGTCTAAATGGATTATTAAAATTTAGCAAATCGGATGAATTGTAAGATGATATTGTCGTATTCACTAAGGACTCCAACTGTGACTTTGTATATGTTGTTGAGTTTGAGTCATACGCAAATGTAATCCCTAAAATTAAAAAGGTTGTTGTTGCGTCTACAATCACTGGAGTAACAGATGCAATTTTATATTTTTTTAAATCTGATACTAACGTATTCTTTTGTTCGTTTGTTAAATTTAATCCTGTCGTAGATTTAATAGATATAAAAACTTTACCATACTCTGGTGTATCACTTACACCTGTGCTGGTATCATAACTTCCATCCTCTCCACCCCATACTGAAACAGCTTGTGTATTTGCAAAAAGTTTTCTAACATAAACTTTGTAATCCTCTGTCGTAACTGCACGACCTTGTGATGCGTAATCTAAAGGTGCTTGAAGTTTTATGGAACTTATACTCTCCGCTTCTGCACCACCAGTTGCATTTGTAACTGTTGTCACTGAAACACTACTAACACCATCTATCGAAGACGAGGATGAAAAAGATGACGCACCATTTGCCTCTGATTTATTTGTTACCACATACTGAAGACTAACTATGTTTCCATCACTAACAGCTTTACTTACAACATCATCTCCAAAGTAAACTTCATACTTACCTAACTCAACTTCTTGCAAATAGTAAACTGTGCTTGTTGATGTGAGTTGAGTTATGTCTGTTGCTTTAGTGTATGTTACTGTCGTTGTATCAGAGGATGAGTTTTGCACTTTAACTGTTAAAGTTCTTGTGTCTGCACGATTATCTACGAGTAAAAATCTTTGTTCAGCATCATCTGTGTTCACTGTATACTTTGTTGTAATGTAAGTGCCTTCGTAAATTACAGTTCCATCAAAGTTGACCGCACCACCAATATTAGATGCAGTGACATCTGAAGTTGTAACAAATTGATATGACGTTCCATCAACTGTTGAATTAAACGCTGTACCAGCAGCCATGGTTTTAGTTGCGTCTGTGGTTGTCAGTCCAACATTGACCGTTGCGGTTGGAGCCCGACATGATGTTACCTCATAACCTAGTGTCTTTGCGTGAGAACTTATACTTGACCTAAGCACCGCACTATCAAGGAACATTTCATTTGCAAGCATATTTGCATTGAATCCAAGATAGTGTGTATTATATGCGAGAGTATCAAGAAGTATGTTCATTCCTGACCCCTCAAAATCATAGTCTTTAAATTCTGTTTGTGCTTTAAGGTATACTTTTAAATTTCTTTTAATTGCATCAAAATCAAATTCAGTAATTCTAAGGTTTGTATTGTTTGCCATTATCGTAATCTCTCCAAGAAGACTGTTAGGTCTACAAGCTCTGTGGGAGTGTTCACAACATAAAATTCTACCTTCACTTCATATGCATTACGATCTAAATCTGGAAAAGCACTTACTCCAACCAATCTTGCTCGTGGTTCAAAATTTTTAATTACATCCTCTATCTTCCTAGTAAGGATGACCGCAGTTATAGGTGTCATTAATTCAAATAACATATCCCTCACACCAGAACCAATTTCTGGATGAAAAGGTTTTTCATAATGATTTAACAATACTAAATTACGAACTGAACGCTTGACTGCTTGAATGTCTGTTACTTTACTGATATCTTTATCAGAGGTTTTCTTTCCAAAAAATAAATCAAGGTCAGAGTATTGTCTAAGATTTCTGTCACTGTTATTGTTTGCTTGTGCATCAATGTACGCAGCCACTTATAACTCCTATTGGTTTTATTATTATTTATAAGAGTTAGTAAGAAGTATTTGTTTCTGGATAGGATGGAACATTATGTCCTGCCTTATTAAAAATATTTCTTAGGTATGTGTATTGTTCACCACCACCCTGTCTCCATTCACTTTTATATAATATGTCTAAATGGAATCTACCCTTCTTTGGATTCTGTAAATAAGTTCCGATACCTAAGAATCCAACATCAATGCAAAGTTGTAAAAAGTCCTGTCTTTGTTTTATGGTATAGTTACCGAAGTAAATGTCACAAGCTTTACCTGTACGATGCCTTGGTGAACCTTGTGTTCCAGCATTCCTACGAATACTTCTATAACCACTTGTAACAATTAGTCTAGGTAGTTCTGGATATTGCGTTGCCCATGTGGACGCAAGAGTGTCAATCAATTTACCTAAATCTGGTCGTATTCTTTTATCAACGTCAGTATTCCAATCCCAAAGAGTTGATGTATATTCTCCCTCAATAAACGCACTATCCATGTGAGAGTCTAAAAGAGAAAATGATGATTTTCTAGTCGTCTTAAACTTCCAATAATCATCCTCTGTCCAGTTATCACCAGACTGTTCTTTGAGATACGCTACGTCCACATTGTTCTTTGTGATGTACTCTAAGTCTCTGGGATTGTCAAGTTGATAGTTACTATCATAATCATTCCACGAACCAATATATCTTTCCTCTGCTAAAATAGTATCCTTGAATGAATCACTTGATTCTTTCTGTTCGTCTTGTTGTGTTCTAAGATCACTTGCAGTTGTGTAGTTGTTTGCAAACCCTGCCTTGATGTCTGATGCAGGCAGTAGAGACTTCACCTCTGCGGTTGGGTCTGATATGATAGTCGTAGGAGTTTGCACAGTGGCAGATTGGGATTTATTAAAATGAACTGTTGAAGCTTCTAAATCAAACTCACCATTTTCATCTGTTAACTCATCGTGAGGTTTAATGTCTATGTCGTATCTACCTGTAACTTCTGTTGCAATACTCTCTCCATAGACTTGTGTGACTTTACCAGTGACATCTGTTCTTTGTGTTGAACCAAAAACTTCCTCTACCGTTCCATGTACCTCTTGCTTGAGATTACCTCGAACTACCTCTGTCTTGTCACCATCTACAATCGTGGTCATGTTACCTTGAACATAAGTATTGATATCACCTTCAACTGTTAAGTTAACAGAGCCCTTGACGTTGACATACTCAGTTCCAACAACAACTTCAAACTTATCACCGACCACACGAATAGACTTTGTTCCATCTGCATCAACCTCATAGAATGTTCCAGACGTATGATACTCATGTATTCTCTCACTATCCTCTGTGTCATCAAACTCTTTGATATGACCACTCTCACTTTCAAAGACATGATTCTTCGGATACACAGATTTATATCTGGACGAAAGTTTAAGTGTAAGTTCATTTGTTGCAAGTTCACCCCACTCATCACCAACAGAATTAGTAACACCCCTTGTTCTTCCTTTAGGTGACAATCCCTCAACAAAATCTCTATCTTTAGTTTCAAGAACTTTGTGTTGTTTACCTTCATCATTTCTTGCAAGACGATTGGTGTCACTTTCATTTAACGAGTGACCAGAGGTATTTGTAGAAAAGACATCCCCTTGAGGATAGATACCATTAGGATCATTGAAACCAATTCCAAGTGATGCGTTCTCTTGAGGAACACCAGGCAGTGTTCCCATAATGACAGGTTGTTGTTTCTCTCTTGCGTCCATGAAGAAACCCACCACCCAAGTTCCTTCAACCATAAACGATGGAGTGTTTCCCATTCCTTGCATGGATGGGTCAGTGACAGGATGCATGACATGAGCCCACGGTAAACCTTTTGTGGGTATCAGTTCTGTATCATCTGTATGATAACCTAGACAACGAACACGAACTCGTCCAAGTTTTTCTGGGTCATTGCGGTCTTCTACCACACCAGTAAACCAGATAAAACCGTCTTGTCCCATAAAATACTTATCTGACATATGTTCTCCTTAGAGAATATTTAGTCCAGATAAATAAAGTTCATAAAATATCCACAGTAAAATAGTTGTGTATGGTAGAGTTGCAACGACTAAAAATAGTATTTCATCTAAATCCACATTACACCTTTAATTTTGAAAAGTTCTCGTATCTCTCTGCCTTCATACCAGAACCAAACGCACCCTCATCAAATAGTGGCTTGTCTTCCTCTTCTTTTTGATTTGAGTCTATCAGTCCTTGTATGGATACATCATAAAGTTTCATCTTTGACCTGTCAATACCTATGACAAATCGTTTGTTGACATTAGGATCGTTATAACGATTCTTGAGTTGTTTCACTGCGATGTGATTGTCTTTGTCAAGTTCCTCTGTTGATATGAGTGCAAACATAAGATCAGCAGTTGCAGGCAACCCAAAACTTTCCGAAGTGTCTTCAAGACCAATATCCGTATTTGAGAAACCTGATCGAGTGGTCTGTGTAGCCGACATAATAGGAACATTAGTTTCAACTGCAAGACCTCGCAACTCCTCTGCAATTGCTTTGATGTAGAAGTAAGAACCGACATTTGCGTTCCCCTTGAATCTTGATGATGAACAAATATTTAGATAGTCCACAAATATTATATCTGGTTTGAATGACTTCTTGATTGCAAGTTCCTTGAGTAGTCCTCGAAAGTGACCAGAGTGTGCAGACGCAGTTGGATATTCTTTGACAATCAGTTTACCCCCTGTGTTCTTTTGTATCTGTGCAATCTTATCCTTAAACATTTTCTTAGGTAGAGAATGTAAGTCTTCCATAGAGATGTTCATTAGGTTTGCATCAATACGTTCTGCGATACGTTCCTCTGCCATTTCAAGAGTGATGTACAAAACATTCTTACCTTGAGACAAACAGTTTGCAGCCATGTGACACATGAACAATGACTTACCAACACCTGTACCAGCAAGTGCAATATTAAGTGTCTTTGGTGGTAGTCCACCCTTCGTGATTCGATTAAAAAAGTCTAAGTCAAACGGAATACGTTCTTCTACCTTGTGATAATATTGATACCGTTCATCGTAGTCAACAAGGTAATCGTGACCAATAGCATCATCAAAAGAAACAGCAAGGGCATCCGTGAGAATACTTGGAAGAGAATCAACAGTTCTCTTCTTATCCTTTCCATCAATGATTGAAATACCTTCAACAATCGCATTGTATATCGCCTTATCTTTACAAAACTTCTCAGTCGTATCCACTAACCAATCAAAGTCAACTTCAACAGGATTGAGTGTTTTGATAATTTCTACTATCTTATTATGTTCAGTTTCGTTTAAGTCTTTTCTTTCTCCCACTTCAATCTCAAGTGAAACCTGTGTGGGTATCTTATTATACTTTTCGGTAAACTTGTTAATCTCCTCAAATATAATTCTTTCTTCTCTTACATCAAAGTAATCTTCTTTTATAAATGGTAAAACTATTCTTGCGTAATCTTCATTTGATAAAAGGTTAGTTAATGCTGTTCTCTCTATTGTCTGGTTCAATGTTATTTCCTTCCTGTTCATCAATAATGTCAACTAGAATATCACCTATCAGGGTTGTCCATTCTTCTCCAAACTCTTCCTTTGGTATTAAGTTATTGTCTAGTATATCAAATTCAAACTTAAATGGCAAGTGTCCATCGTCATTTTCTTTACCAAGAGAAACCTTTCCATATTTGTACACCACTCCGTGAAACTTTCCTTTCTTGATACCAACGCATTGCATATCCTCATTCTTAGTTGTGATGTATGTGTAGTAGTCTTTTATGTTCGTCAATTTCATTTCCTTATTTTTAAATATTTCATAATCCTTTGAATCACACTGTCAGGTGCAGTTTCACGAATCGGTATGTTTAAAGCTCTTCTTGAGTTCTCTGGACGAAACTGCACTTGACCTGTAAGTTCGTGAGTGATGTCTCTCCATCTTGTTTTGTTATATTCCATAGTGAACTCCAAACTGATAACGTAATATAACAAACGAACTTGCAAAGGGTATGCAAGCCCATATCCAAAACAACCAGTGATGCAACCTTGATCTTTTTCTACGCATGAATGTTATTTTCCTTTCTCTCAGTTTTGAGGGGTGGGGGGATAACCGTTGATTTTGTTGA